CGGTAGAAGACTGTAACGGTAAACCGCGCAACTGAGCGTTCATAAATGCAAGCTGTTGTTGTGGGTACTGTTGTGCCACAGCGTAATTCTGAATAGCTTGGTTAATGATTTGCTGTTGTTGAGCTTGTTGTTGTGCGCCCGCTGCATTTTGAGCAGACAAAATACCTTGTTGTGCTTGTAACTGTTGACCGCCCAAAGCACCCAATTGTCCAGCACCTTGAATACCAGCTTGTGCGCCCTGTAAACCCATATTAGCCACATTAGCAGCTTGCCCTTGAGCATTTTGATAAGCTTGACTATACGCATTACCAACCAATTGGTTCTGAGCCAACATACGATTCTGCTCGTTTAAACCACTCATCAATGCTTCACGGCTGCCACCAAAAGCACCAGCGTTTGTAGCTTGACCTTGTTCTTGAGCAGCTTGTTGACCATATTGTTGATTAAGCAACTGCATGGACGGCGCAAGCGTATTCTGAAGATACGGATTCATATACTGCGCCATAGCATTAGGATTGGTCAATTGGCTTTGTAGGTTTTGACCAGCACTTAAAGCTTGCATTGTTCCTGTAGCCGCCGCACCAGTAGCTGCACCATATTGGGATGGTGTCTGTAAGTTAGCAGCGCCCTGTTGAGCTTGCTGTTGAAGCGGGCTAAATCCTGCTACATAGTCTTGTGGATTAGTACTGTATGGTTGATATGGTTTAATACCAGTAATATTGACATTACCATTTTCATCAGTGGTGGTATTAAATAACTGTTGTTGAGTAGCACCCAACATGGATTCAACATAAGGCTGAGCATACTCAGGAATGTTGGTATTTTGTACAGTAGTTTGAGTTGGGGCAGATGAAGCAGGAGCGGGAGCAGATGGACCACCGCCTTCTAAAGTCATGCCGCCACCAAATAAACGTGTCCCAGTGCGTGGACTAAACGCTCTTTCTGGCAACATTGACTCTAAACTGTATCTCATAATTTACCCTAATATCTTTGTAAATACTTTATCTGTCCATTTATATCCTAAATACTCAAACAGTTTTGAATGGTCTAAATGCACTTTAGTGTGCATCACAACTCTATTAATACCAAACTGCTTTAATACTTTTTCAGCGTACTGAAATAACTTAATTCCTACTCTACCTTTGCGATAATCTTTTCTCACAAAGTACAAATCTTCAAATGCCGTTACACAGGACTTATAATGCATATGGCGACTAATAGTAAAAACAATATACCCAATTAATTCTCCATCTGCCCTGCAAGTAATACAACGCAACATCTTTGCTTTTGCTAGTGCCTGATATGCTTCAATATCTGGCTCTAACGGATATTCTTTTGTGACACATAACTCTTCATAATGCAGAGGAAATAACTTTTCAAACTCTGGGAGGAACTGTAGTGCGTCTACATCCTCGTAGATTAGTTGTGTCATGCTGGTACGTATTTGTCCGCTTTAATCTGTTTACCTTGAGTCTTACGCCCTGTTCGTGCATGGCGTACCTTATCCATCATTTTATAAAGGTGCCTTGCTCCAGCGTCAGTGGAACCATTACCCAACCCAGAAACAACGTCAGATGGGACGACAAATTCACCATCTGCAAGGCGCGCTTCTTGTTTTTTGCCAATCATAGCTGGAATAGAGTCACTCATACCATCGCCGGGACCTTTGAGTAAACGACCACCATCAGAGTAAGAACCTAATGTACTAATTCCACCGCTAGCCATACCACCAGCAGCATATGCTGGTCTAACATTCATTGTTAAAGAATTTGCCGGACTTTCTTTTAATGCTTGAGCAATAATTTCTGGAAATGAATCAAAATAACTTGAATCACTAGCGCTTGGAATAGCATCATAGCGACCAGTGCTTTCTAATTTATATCCCTGTGGATTTGGCAATGGATTGTCAAACTGTCCCGGATTTCCTCCAGCAGCCAAGGAAGTAATGCCACCTTCAGCATATTGCGCTTGATATAAAGGTGTAGGAGGTTTTACAATATCAGGCTGATAATTATTGGGGTCATACTTAAACTTTTGTAATGGACCGCCAGTATAGATAGCATTTGGAGGGGTATAAGCACCGGGTCTTGGGGCGTTATATCCTAAAGCATTAATTCCTCCGGATATAGCCATTTGTCCTGTAGAAGCATTAAAAGGCTGGAAAACTGGAGCTTGTGGAATAGTTGTTACATTTCCAGCACCGCCCGATAATGCGCCTGAACTCTGCAATTTGCTTATTGGGTCTACATCAGAATACATATTTGCACCGCCAGCATTTGCATAATTTGCAATACTAGGATTTGTAGAAACATTTGGATTTACGTTTCCAGTCATTCCAGCTTGGGCAGCGTTAGCAGCTTCTTGTTCTGCTTGAACTCCGCCTAAATAGCCAGACGCAGCACCGCCCAATCCTCCTAAAGCAGCGGCACGAATAGGGTCTTGACCTGTTGCAGCAGCAGCTAAACCACTTAAACCAGCACCAGTAACTCCTGTAGCTGCCGCTAAACCACCAGCACCCTCAAGACCCATAAATGTAGCGCCAGCAGCACCACCACCTTCCATGATTAATGGAGCCAATTCAGGGGCGGCTACACCTGCGGCTATCATTAGCCCCATATCTAATAGGTTACTGCCTCCGCCACCATTGCTACTCATATGTATTCCTTAAAGAATTTTGCTCATTTTACCACTGTTTATATACTAGCACCACTAGAATTTACCCATTTAGAACCGTTATACCAAATAGGAATTCCAAGGGTAGTATCAAAATATTGTTGCCCAATTACTAAATTTACGGCTGGTCTTTGTGCAGTTGTGCCATAGCGAACGGTAGAGGTTGCGCTAGTAAAGTTATCTATTTGCGTAAAATATAGGCGTAATGCGTTAAGTATTTGATTTTCAAAGGATTGGTCATACATCATCCCAGCCACAGGCAAGTTAGGTGCTTTTGTAGGAATAACAGTAGGATTAATCATCTTCTGCCATCCTGCTTAACATCATAGCGATTTGTGCCAAGTTGCCAAGCTGTTCCTATTGTGTCTGAATAGCATTTAAACGCCATTTGGCGCCCTCTAAGGCGTGTATAGACCTCTCCGGTAAACTGCTGTACGGTGTATTCCTGAGGGGTTGGAAACGCATAATTTTGGCTACTAACAACTGGATTTAAATCTGTTGTACCATATGCTGTTCCAGAGTTCTGGCGTGGATATAGCGCCATGGTAACTTGTGGATTAGAAACAGTGGAACCATTAAAGTTTACGTCAGGCAATAAACGCCATACAAAACCAAAGTGCTGACCGCTATTATTTTGGTCAGATGCCATAATGCCAAAATCAGAAGATTGAATATAGGCATAGATAGGTTGTGTATTAGAAGTAGCGTTATCGTCTACTCCGCTTTCATGGTATAGGAGACGGTTGTTGTAGTCAGCCGCTACTGGATTAGACTGAATATTGTTTTGAATCCATGCGCTTCTGCCATTAATTGCCCAAGCAGTTCCCGTACCAGAACCAGTTCCTGTGGCAACGAAGTAAGTTCCTACGTTATTGTTTGCTGCGCCAATAGCCGTAAAGTTAGTACTGCCTACGCTACTGATGACGTATTGTTTTCCAACCACAAAAGACCCAGCGTTAATCTGGACGGTTTCAAATGTGCCATAAGCCCAAGCATTGTCTAAATAGTTATAAATGACATATTTATCTATTGAGTTATTAATACTTTCATTACTAACGTAGAACCACCAAACTTCGTTGTAGCCTTCATTAGCGCCCGCAAAGACTTGGAATGCTTGATTGATATTTAAATCATCAAATACATATTGACGCAACGTAGATGGAAGAGTATGAACCGTACCATCATATTTGTAGAATTTACTGGTTCCAATCCAATAAGTAATGTTATTAACAGTTACCATGGAATTAGGAGACATTACAGATATGTTGTCCATCAAAAGCTGGAATGACCAAACATATGGATATCCTACATACTGCATTGAATACAGCGCAGTATTAGTCCAAATCAAAATCTCTTGACGGGTTGCTCTTGAACCCATAATGAATGAGCCATTAGATAAAGCAAATTCACCAGATTGATTGGTTACTTGCGGAACCCATTGATAAGCATTCGCTTGGTCCGACCAACGAACGAGCATAGGGTTAAAGGTAGAACTGTAAGTTCCACCATTATAGGAGTTAGAACCGAACGCAATAACGAACTCTTGAATAGCAGACGTGATAACTTGGAGAGTAGATACTGGTACATATTGCCCCGCATAAGAAATGGTGTAGTTACCCGAACTAGCAGCAGTCGATGGAATGGTAAGCGGTACAGAGGTAGAGCCTATCACATAGCTAGAAGACACTTGCGTGCCGGTTGCTATTCCTGTGCCAGTAACATAAGAATATGGATAGATACCAGCAGGAGCGGATGCTATTGCAGTAGAAGAACCACTAGCAAAAGTTAAAGATGTAATAGTGCTGGCGGTAGTATTGGCTAAAGAAGCAAGAGCAACCGCTCTAGTCGTTACTCCATTAGCGTCTTGCCAATAATAAATTGGACCGCCACGAGGGGCTAGTACAAGGTCTTGACCAAAGTTGTCGTTTGTCCATAGACGTAATTGGCTATTAATTCCTGTAGCATTGTTATAGGATGTTCCCCAGCCACGTGTACCAGATTGTTCTTGAACAACTACACTGCTTCCGCCTCCTGTAGTGGTAGCGGTAGAAACAAAAGAGCTTGGTAAAGTAATGCTATATGTGCTGGCGGTAAGGCTTGCAGTTACTTGATAGGTGC